ACATATACCTCATCTAACAAGTTAGCCTTAGCCTTAGATACAGAAGTGGTACTACCTAACGATGCAGGAAGTGTTTACAGAAGCAATACAGGAATTGACTACTATGATTCATCTACTCAGAAGGTATTAGCCGATAACGAGAACGATACTTACTTAATGACAGTAGTGTTTAAGTACTCAGCTCCTAATGCAAATCAGACTTACTTAGAGATGCACTTTCAAGGAGGTAACGGAACACCATACGATAGAATACGAGATACGATTACCTTCCCTAAAGGAAACGATACAGAACACGATCACCACGCAGTATTCCAGTACTATGCAGATTCAAGTTTCGCTGTAAATGGTAGCCAATGGAAAATCACAGCTAACGGAGGTACTGCTGATGTGTGGGATATTATCTTTTTCATTCAAAAAGTACAGAACTATGGATAAGAACAAGACACCATCATATTCAAGCCCTAAAGGTTCATCAAGAGGCTGCTTATGCAAAGATTCTAATACTTACTCAAGAAAGTGCTGTGATGGCTCTCTATGGGCGCAAGGCATTGGAAGAACAAGAGGAACTGAATAACGAAAATGCAAAATAAAAATCAATAACCGTTATATAAATATGAAACCAACAGAAATGCTAAAAGAAATCAAGAATCTATTAGGTATTGAGTTGTCTGCTGAAACTGAGGTTAAAGTAGAGTTAGCTCAAATGACATTAGAGAATGGTACTATCTTGGAAGCAGAGGAGTTCGCACCTGAAATGGAGGTATTCATCATTACTGAAGAGGACAAAATTGCTCTTCCTATTGGTGAATATGCTTTAGAAGATGGTCGTATTCTTGTTGTAGAAGAGGAAGGTATCATTAAGGAACTTAAGGCTGCTGAAGCTGCTGAGGAAGCCCCTGAGGCGGAAGTAGAAGTAGAAGCTGCTGAAGAGGAAATGCCAATCGAGGAGGAACTTCCTGCTGAGATGGGTTACGTAAAGAAAGAGGAATTTGCTCAAGCAATGGAAGAAGTGAAATCAATGATTGACGAGATTCGTGTAATTGTTGATGATGCTAAAGCTAAAGAAGAGATGGCTGAACAAGTGAAAGCTGAATTATCTGCTACACCTGCTGCTGCTCCACTTAAGCACAATCCAGAAGCACAAGCTGAAAAACAATCTTTCAATATCGCAAACAAAAGAGCTGAATCAACTCGTGATCGAGTATTCTCTAAGCTTGCAAATCTTAAATAATTAAAACTTAAATAAACAAAAATGGCAACAACAACTTCAATCACTTCAACCTACGCAGGGGAGTTTGCAGGTAAATATATCGCAGCTGCTCTTCTAAGTGGTGCTACTATCGAAAACGGTGGTATCGAGGTAAAACCTAATGTTAAATTCAAAGAGGTTATCAAGAAAGTAGCTACTGATTCTAACGTAATCAAAGATGCTACTTGCGACTTTACAGACACAGCTACTGTAACTCTAACTGAGCGTATTCTTGCTCCTGAAGAGTTCCAAGTAAACTTAGAGTTCTGTAAAAAAGATTTTCACTCAGATTGGGAAGCTGTACAAATGGGATACTCTGCATTTGACAACCTACCTCCTGCATTCTCTGACTTCATCATCGCTCACGTAGCTGGTCTTGTAGCTGAGAAAACTGAGCAAAACATTTGGGGTGGTGCTACTGCTACTGCGGGTGAGTTTGATGGTATCGTTACTCTTGCAACTGCTGATTCAGATGTAATTGACGTAGCAGGTGCTGCGGGTGGAATCACTTCATCTAACGTAATTACTGAATTAGGAAAAGTAGTAGATGCTATTCCTTCTGCACTTTACGGAAAAGAAGATTTATACCTTTATGTTTCTCAATCAGTTGCTCGTGATTATGTTCGTTCATTAGGCGGATTCGGAGCTAACGGATTAGGTGCAAACGGGGTAAACAATCAAGGTACTCAATGGTGGAATAACGGAGGTCTTTCTTTTGACGGAGTTAAGTTATTCGTAGCTAACGGTATGGATGATGATTACATCGTAGCTGCTCAGAAATCTAACCTATTCTTTGGTACTGGTTTACTTTCTGATCACAATGAAGTTAAATTACTTGATATGGCTGACCTTGATGGTTCACAAAACGTAAGAGTAATTATGCGCTTTACAGCAGGTGTACAATACGGAATCGGTTCTGATATCGTTCTTTACACTCCTACTGCTTAATTAAACAAATTGTCTAACGAAAGAGGGTAGGTAAGCCACTTGAGCCTACCTGCCCTTTTTTAATACTTAAAAATAACTTATGGCTTGTTCATTATCAATCGAAGGAAGACAATATCCTTGTGCAAAAGCGGTAGGAGGTCTTAAAAAGATTTTCTTTTCAGCTTTCGTAGAGGGTGGTATTCTTGTTCCGGCAGGAGAAGCTACTAATGGTACTTGGTACGGATATGACCTAAGAGGTGCATCATCTGTCGAAACCGCTATTAATGGCTCTCGTGAAAACAATTCTATTTTCTATACACAAACAGTAAGTATCCAGTTACCACTTCTTGATGAAGCAACTCAAGATGAGATCAAACTATTAGCTGCTGCAAGACCTCACATCGTAGTTGAGGACTATAACGGTCAGCAAATGGTTATTGGACTTGAGAACGGTGCAGACCTTACAGGAGGCTCACTTGCTACTGGTGCAAATATGGGAGACTACTCAGGATTCACTCTAACCTTCGAGGCTCTTGAGAAAAATCCTCCAACATTCTTAACTACTGCGGTTACTGATTCAGCAGGTCCAGGTGTTATTACTCCTGTGGTTACTGTTGCAAGTTAATCAACCAATCAATAGATAATTAAGGGGGACATTTGTCCCCTTTTTTTATATCCCAATGCAAATATCAAGATTTGATTCGTTATATAGATATAAGAGTTTAAAATGATAATTCTAACAAGCAGTACGAACGCTCAATCATTAAGCATTATTCCAAGAGAATATCCAAGCTTAATTGATATATCTTTGCGAAATGAGATAACCAACGAGGTTGTTACATTCAGCGATGTATCTACTACTACTTTGAATGGGTATTTATCGTTCTCTAATGCGTTCTCTTTAGTTGAGAATAATTTTTATGAATTGAAAATACTTGATGGCTCGAGCGTTATATATAAGGACAAGATTTTCTGTACCGATCAAAATATAGCATCTTATAGTGTAAATGACGATGTAGAGGGTTGGGCAGATATAAAAGAGGTATGGAATCTTTATAACCAAAACTGGGAAGATGTAGTTGTTGATAGCATCTACGAAACGGAAGATTCTTACGATAACGACTATATCATAATCTAATGAGTAGAAACACACACAAACCTAAAGTACACAATGATCTACGGGTCGTAAACTTTAGTACTTACACCAGTCCTAAAATTGTTGAACAAAAGAACAGGCATTGGGTAAGTTACGGAGAGGACAATAATTATTTTCAGTATCTGATTGACCGATACAATGGTTCTGCAACGAACAACGCTATCATCAATGGTATTTCTGAAATGATTTACGGAAGAGGGTTAGATGCTACTAACTCAAACCGTAAGCCTGACGAGTATGCACAAATGAAGTCTTTATTTTCTAAGGACTGCGTTCGAAAGTTAGCATACGACTTAAAACTTATGGGTGGTGCAGCAATGCAAGTAGTTTACTCTAAAGACCACTCAAGAATCTTACAAGTAGAACACTTCCCTGTTGAAACACTAAGAGCAGAGAAATGCAACGATGAAGGAGATATTGAAGCGTACTACTATATGGCTGATTGGTCAAAAGCTAAGCCATCTGATAAACCTCAACGTATTCCTGCATTTGGATTCTCTAAAGAAGGTGTAGAGATACTTTATATCAAGCCTTACAGAGCAGGATTCTATTACTACTCACCAGTAGATTATCAAGGAGGCTTACAATACGCTGAATTAGAAGAGGAGATATCAAACTATCACCTAAACAACATAATGAACGGACTTGCTCCTTCTATGCTTATCAACTTCAATAACGGAGTTCCTAACGAAGAAGAAAGAAGTCTGATCGAGCAGAGAATCTATCAGAAATTCTCAGGGTCAAGCAATGCAGGTAAGTTTATCTTAGCATTCAATGATAATGCAGATACGGCAGCTTCTATCGAGCCTGTACAGTTAAGTGATGCGCATAATCAGTACCAGTTCTTATCAGATGAGAGTATGCGTAAGATTATGGTATCTCACAGGGTAGTTTCGCCTATGCTTTTAGGTATTAAAGATCAATCAGGTCTTGGTAACAATGCTGACGAGTTAAAAACAGCTTCTATCTTGATGGATAACACCGTTATTAGACCGTTTCAGACACTTTTACTTGATGCCTTTGAGTCAGTATTAGCTTACAATAATATCGCTCTTAATTTATACTTTAAAACACTTCAGCCACTTGAGTTTACTGATCTCAATAATGCGATGACTAAAGAGCAGGTAGAAGAAGAAACAGGAGTTAAGTTATCAAGCGATAAAGAAGAGCTTACTGACGATCAGATGAATCAAATCTTTGAAGCTTTAGAAGAGTACGGAGAAGATGAAGATTTAGATGAGTGGGAGCTTGTCGATGAGCGACCTGTTGATTACGAGCAAGAGGAGGCTTTAGATAAGATGATTGGACTTGCATCTACTGGTAGAGCAAATCCTAATGCAGAGTCAGAGCAAGATATCGCACTATTTAAAGTAAGATACCAGTACGCACCACTAAGAGCTTCGAGCAACTCAAGAGAGTTTTGTCAGAAGATGGTAAACGCTAAGAAGATATATCGCAAAGAAGATATCGAGAGAATGTCAAGCCAAGCAGTAAATGCAGGATTTGGAGTTGGAGGAGCTGCGACATACGATATATGGTTATATAAAGGTGGAGCAAGATGTCATCACTTTTGGATGCGTAAGACTTACTTTAGAAAGAGAAACCCACAAGGGCAATTCTTACCTGAGAATGGATTAAAGAACGATAAGAATGTTTCGGTTAATGAGGCAAGGAGAGAAGGTTTTGTACCTCCTGTAAATGACCCAAAGGTAGCTATGAGACCTGTTGATATGCCGAATGAAGGATTTGTAAACCCAAGATAAGATATGGCAACGGCATTATTTATAAAAAGACAAGACTTAGTACGCAACAGTATCTTAGACGGGAATGTAGATACTGATAAATTCATTCAGTACATTAAGATTGCTCAAGAGATTCACGTACGTAATTATTTAGGAAC